CCTGATATTTTTTTCGCATTACATGGGGGATCTAATTTCCAAAAGCCGATCACTTGGCAAAATGTACCATACTTGCCAATGCCCATAGAAACAGAAGGATTTGAAGTACATGCTAACGGTAGAATTGCTAGACCAAAAATTAGAATATCTAATAAAGATTATTTTATGTCTGACGCATTAGCTAATAATAAAGATTTTAAACATGCAAGAGTGATAAGAAAAAGAACCTTTGTTAAGTATTTAGATGATGAAAATTTTGATAATGACAATCCATGGAATGAGGCTGACTCTTCTGCAGAATTAAGCAGCGACACTTATATTGTTGGTCAAAAAACTGCAGAAAATAAATTATATGTAGAATTTGAATTAAATTCGCTTTTAGATATAGATAATTTAAATTTAAACAATAGAATTGTTATGTCTAATTATTGTTCTTTTTCATATAGATCGTATGGATGTAATTACAAAGGGTTGCCAGTAGCTGATGGAGAAAATAACAACCTTTCATTAAGTCAAAGATCGCAAGGAGCATTTGCAAATGGAGATCCGTCGAATACATTTACTTGGAAACTTGGTTCTGCATATGTTGCTGGAGACATTGTTGCTACTGAAAACAAAAAAACAGCTCCAGCAACAAAAACGTATTATGTATGTAGGGCTGGTCATACAGCAACCGCATTAAATGCACCATGGGGTAAAAATTCAACAGTGAATTGGGTAAAAGATGAATGCCAAAAAACAATAAACGCATGTAAAAAAAGATTTAATACAGATACTTATAATAAAAGCGTTGATTATGCTTTTGATATAAATGACAGTTATGTTGCACTAACTGGAATAAATGAATTTTCTAATAGTAGATTTGATTTGCTTGATGAGTCATCATTTCCTCAAATTTTTGGAGGTAATTTTACAGTTGCAATGTATATAGGCGCAACAAATGAAACTTTTGGGAGAAGAGCTACTCCATATTCTTTATTTACAAATGTAAAAAGTGGAGAAACTCAACATGCGGATACAGTAAATTATTATTTATACGGGGGAGAGAATGGAGCAAATTTAGTAGCTCAAGAAGTAAGAGTGCAAAACACGGGAAATAATACTATACAAGTAAAATATCTTGTGCCAAGTAATACTATTGATATTACAAAAAATTATAATTTAGTAATATTTGAATGTTTTAAACCCAAGGCTGCTGGTGGTTATGTAAAAGCAACTTTAAATGATGGAACGCCAGTAGAAATCACACTAAATTCAAATGAAGTTTTTACATTTTCAATGCCAGAATTTTCACACATTAGAAGTAGCGGATTTTCAATGGGAATTAATAATTTTTGGAACGCTTCTAATATAACGAATCCGTATGTGACAAGAGTAAGATTTAATTCATTAATGATATGGAATCGAGTTCTAAATAATTCTGAAAAAAAATGGTTATATAGAAGTAATGTAGAACCAAATTCTTCAGCAGAATCAGAGGTTTTGGGAGTGCCAAGAAGAGTTGATGAAATAACTAATCAATTTGGAAGTATAACTGGTAATCTTATATGTTGGCACGCTGATAATATAGGTGGTTATAGTTCAAGTAAAAAAGAAATTTTTTTATATAGCGATGTAATACAAAACAACGGTTCGCAGAGAAGAATTAAAGGTTCAAATATATTAATAGATCCTCGCGGAACTATAAAATCATCATTTAAATATACATATACAACAAAAAAAGAACCAGATTATTATTTACCATTTGGCGGATTTCCAGCAACAGATAAATTTTCATATGGAACATCATTCTAAAATAGAAACGACATCAATTAAAAAAATAAAAAATTTTATAATTGAAAACTCTGAATTAAATTCTCACATGGAAATATGTGGATTTATAGGATTAGATAAGAAAAACAAAAAATATATTTGCAATATAGAAAAAAATCAAGCAGCTGATAAAAGTAATTATTTTATTATAAATCCATTAAATTATTTAAAATTTAAAAAAGATTATTTTTTAATAGCAATTTTTCATAGCCATATTATGGGTGACGAAAGTTTTTCAGAATTTGATATTAAAACTTCAGAATTTGCCTGTGTACCATTTATGGTGTATTCTATTAATAGTAAGAAATTTTCATTTTATGAACCGTCAAAAAATGAATGTAATATAGATTTAGTTAAAAAATTTAAAGAAAAGATATGACAACTATTAATTTTTATGGTATTCTAAATTTCGAATTTGGAGAATCTTTATGTATGAATATACGTAAAGCTAAAGAAGTTATAGAAGCTATTACTGTTAATAAAATTAATTTTAGAAAAAAATTAATTGAATTGGCTAATGAAGGTTTGCATTATACACTTATAGTTGATGGTAAATATATTAAAAATTTAAAAGAATTAGAAATAAATAAACCACCAAAACAAATTGATTTTGTACCAGCAATTATGGGATCTGGTTTTATTCTCGGAGGTCTTGTACTTATAGGTGTATCTATGATACCAGCAATTGCTAATATTGCGATATTATCAACACTTTTAATTTCTGCTGGAACATTTTTAATAAGTTATGGCATTCAACAAATGCTTACTCCAGATTCTGAAACAATAACTCCAGAAGCTTCAGTTGGCACTGCATCATCAATAAACCAATCTTTTATATTTTCTAATAGAGTAAATATAGGGCAACAAGGATCTCCTGTTCCCATTGGGTATGGAAGATTGAGAATAGGTTCTACAGTTATACAAAGCTGTATTAAATCTTATCCAACAGATATGAGATCAAAAACTGCTAAAAGCGCAAATAATACAGTTGGTAATGATCTATATAATAAAGAACCAAATAATCCAAACGTTATTAATATTGATACAAGGATGTAAAAATGAAACATTTAATTAAAAAAATATCTTTTAAGGGAGCTGGAAAGTCGCCACAAGTACAACAAATACAAGAAGTACCGCCAGCAGTTTTATATCCACCGAAATTAGGTTTATATAATGCATTTTCGACCTATTCTCATGCAGAAATAGTTGATTTATTATGTGACGGTCCAATAGATGGACTCGTAAATCAAGATGGAGAATTATTGAAAGGTCAATCTATTTTACAAGGAGTTTATTTAGATGATGTACCAGTAATTGTAACAGCTAATGTAGATTATAATAATAGTGATAAAATTTATAACAAATATGATAATACACTTTCAATAGTCCGAACAATTTTAGATGAAGTTTTTGCTGGAACACAAACATTTCTTGCTCCAGAATATACAAGGCATTCTCAGACTAAAAACTATCGAGGAGATTTAACTGCCGCAAAAATGAAGGGTGTTCTAGGTGGGGCGATATGGCATTATATAGTTATAGCTCGCAGCCAGTACGGAAACATGTTGTGGAATGGGACAAGAATCTACGTTACACCATTGGTGAATGGAACAAGAACTTCAGGAGGGCAACTACCTAATTTTTCTGAGAAAGGAACTGAATTGGAATATGATTATCCAGGATTAAGAAATTGGACTAAAACTAATACTAATTATTTTAAAAGAACCGTGAATGGGCATAGTGTTGAAATGCATGTTTATTTTACATCATTTGATGATTCAGTTATTCTAAATACTGTTAAAAATAATTTTAATAATTTATTGGGAACCACGATCAGTGATTATGAAAAACAATATATTAAAAATGCTCAAAACGTTCTTAAAAATGTAACAACTGGCTTTAATCTGATCATTCAAAGATCTTCTATATATGATTACTGGAAGAAGTATCAGCAAGACCTTAATTCGAAACCGAAAATCTATATGATAATAGATCGTGACGATTATGACGTTCCAGGAGGTTCAAGTCAAATTATAATTAATTTTGGGACTCGCAGTAGTCCAACTAATATTGGATTATTTCCAGGCGGCAATGACAGTATTTTTGATATAAATGGTGAATTTACCATACAGCAAAATTTTTATTTTGATGGATTGACATCAAAAAATATTATATTTAATGGATTAGTCCCAATTATTGAGAACAATAAATATACTGGTAAAGTATATGGATTTTTATCTATAAGATTACCAGTCAATTCTATGCGTGAAAATGGTAACTGGAGTACAACAATAGACACTGCTTATGCGTGGGGTGGAAGTTGGAACTATAACCTTGCCTACGCACAAGTATCAGAATCTTTTTATAATGAAATGAAAAAAGTAACCAGTTTTTCATTTTCAAGATCAGTTGTGCAAAGTACTACAGAAAAATTTAATTTTAATAACGTTTTATGCGAATATAAAGAAGGATTAGAAAATCAAACACCATTACAATATTTTGATAAAATTTATTTAGAGCAAGATTATGGATATAGATTAGTTGGACCTTTTAGAACTTCGGGTAATGTTAGAAGATTTCAAGAACAACATTTTTTATCTAGACCAGATTTATATTCAAAAACTAAAACAACTCCAAATGTAGTTGGTGGTAGTCCAACTATAACAACCACGGCGGGAGGAGAAGGGAGTTTGGATAACGCGAGATCTGGTGGCAATGAGCAATCTTATACCGCAGCTACGACATATAATGAAGAATTATCTTCATTTACACATGTTATTGAAAATACAGAGGTCACTCATGTAATACCAACAATAGAAATAGTTAATTTAAGTGATACATTAACACAAGAATTTGATATAGATGGTAGCGCTGGATGGAGAGGTGCTGTCGCTACTACTTTGACAAATCCAGAACCAGTAACAATTTATACCACTAGACCAAAATCCGCAAAGCCTGGAACAAAAATACCAGCTATACTAACACTTGAAATACAAGTTGGTCATATAAAAAATGAAATAAAAACACCAACACAAACAATAACTTATAATATATATGGATTAATTGAATCTTCAGTATTAATAGATTTTGGTAGCTATGACAATACAAATGTAGCTCTTTTTAATTTTATTTCTCCAAATGCTGATTTAAATTTACCACTTCTGCTCCCTACATTAACCAGTAGTGAGATAAATAGTCAAGTTAAAAGATATATTAAAGTATCAAAAGTTTCAGCAGAAACCTCTTCCGTTTTATTAAGAAGAGAATGTAGAGTTTTTAAAATTATAGAAGTTCTAAGTGGTAGATATTCATATCCATTTTCTGCTATTGTCGGTACGAAAATTGATGCAAGGAGTTTTTCATCTATTCCCTCAAGATCTTTTGATTGTAGGTTAAAAAAAGTTAAAGTGCCTAATAATTATAATGTAATTGATGAACAAACGGAAAAAGATAAAAGATATCTATCATCTGGAAGCGCTACTAGAAAAAGAGTATATGATGGTGATTGGGATGGAACATTTCACTCACAATTACAATGGACAGATAATCCAGCGTGGATATTATATGATATTTTAACTAATAAAAGATATGGTCTTGGACAATATATTAACGAAAGTGATATAAATATTTGGGAATTATATAAAATAGGAAGGTATTGTGATGCTGTTGATGATGATGGTTATTTTGTCGGTGTGAGTGATGGTAGGGGCGGATTAGAACCAAGATTTTCTTGTAATATACTATGGACCTCGCCAAAGAAAATTTTTGATGTAATAAATATTATAGCAAATTTATTTAGAGGCTCTGTGTTTTTTGCAAATTCAGAAGTTCATTTTGTTGATGATAGACCAAGATTACCAACAGCATTATTTACAAATAGCAATGTTAAAGATGGGG